GTTGCTGTTGATGATACTTGAGTTTGAAGATCAGTTGATAGACTTCTAGGCATTAGACAATAACCTCTCTAACATCAAATGAAATACTGAAAAAACCCCTAGCATCTGTTGAATACATGATTTCATTGTTTTCAAGATATACAGTAAAGCTAGGCTTATTTACAGTAACAGCTTCATTATCTGCAAGAGATGCTACTAAATTGGGAGATATGGTTACTGTGGCTGCTCCACCTGATGCATTAGCATCTTCTGACACCATGTACACCTTAGAATGATTAGCAAATTTAATGTAATCTCCAGCCTTTAAAGCTCCTGTTGTTTGTGAAAAACCATCTATTGCAATTGTGTTATCACCGGATAAATGAGCCCCACTTATAAATATATCTGTCTCTGATTTGCTTGCACCTAAATTATCTAATGGTGCTTGTATAGTAAAATCTTCAAAAGAACCTTTTTGCTTTTGTAAAAATGCAAATATTTCTTGAGCTTTTGTTTGCTGCAAAGGTGGCATACCAACTGTAAAAGAAAAATATTGTGCCCCTATTTGTCTAACTTGTTTTTTACCAGATAAAGTCTGGTTTAAAAGTGTTGGTCTATTATCTTTAAAATTTAAAGTTCTAAAGTTAGGGTCTGTTGGAAATTGACCAGACATTTACACAACCCCCATTTTGCCTTGATTGTTCATGGCATTGTTTATAATTGATGTGATCAATCCTTTTCTTGATGCAAGTAACTCATCAAAACCAGCAGCATCAACTGTTGAAATATTAAAGTTTACTGTGGAAGTTCCGCCCATAGACTGACCTTTGGTGTGATCCACGACGGTTTCATTGGGATGCAGGATTGCTGGGAAGCCGCCCTTGCCGTCTACGCCGCCAGTTCTTGAACCTAAGCCCGTAAATCCTCCGCCGTTTCCTGATGGAACTGGAACTGGTACATCGGGTGTAAACATATCACCAAAGCCACCAAAGAAGCTTTCGAATGGTGCCATTAAATTTTTTATAATTAATTGCTGTATTGCAACTCTGATTAACTGCTCGACAACGTATGTTGCAAAATCTTCAAAAGCAAATTTTCCAGTTTTCAGACCTTCAACAATAGAGTCTTCAAATTTTTTCATAGAGCTCACCGCTAAAGTGCCCATCTTGTCGTCAACTTTATCCAATTGAGCTGCAAAATTTGCCAAGGCTGCTACTTGAATTGGCGATCCTACGATTGGTTCTTTGCCGCCACCTGTTTGCAAGTCTTCTATTAATGCTTTAATTTCTACGATTCTAGCTTTTGCTTTTTCTAATTGATTTTGACCGGTTTCCATGTCTGCAAAAGTGGTCATAAAGCTATCCATTTGACCGTCTAGTAAACTAGTGCTTTCTGTAAGTGCTACAACTTGATCTTCTAGTGCAAACATTTCTACTTTCAGCATAGCTACATTTTTATCTGTATCAATCATGCCCATTGCATTGCCCAACTGAATGAAATCATTTGCTAAAGCCACAACAACACCCTGCGCCGGCAATAAGGTTGCTCTAGTTAAAATGTTCATCGAATCATTAAAAGCTTCTGCTTTTCTGATAGTTTTATCAGTCATGATGCCTGTTGCAGATTCGGCTAGCTCATTCATTGCAATAGAGCCCTCACCAAGCATGACAGACATTTTTAAGCCTGCCCTACCAAATACATCTGCTAATATTGCGTTTCTTTTAAAACCAGACTCAACACCATCAAGCTTGCCCATCAGGTCAAGAAAAACATCCTCAACTGATCTAGTTTCTCCATTAACATCTTTTAATTTAACACCTAGCATAGCTAGGGTTCTTCCTACTTCATTGGTTCTTAATGATGATTGCCCTACCATTTTGGAGAACACCATCATTGATTTATTAAATTCCTCTGTGCTTAAGCCGGATTGCTCTGCTGCGAATTGATATTTTTGTAGAAAAGTTGTTGTTAAGCCTAATGAATCAGCAGTTTTGCCTATGTTATCTGCAAGCTCTAATGTAGATTGTGCAAAATTTTTAATAACACCTATAGCAAAAACGCCAGCTATAGCGCCTTTAAGTCTGTTTAAATTTTTGCCGACCTTATCAAAACCTTGTTTTGTATGATCAACCGTCTTTAGCTTTATTTTGTAATCAGTTGCCATTTTTCATTTGCCTATTTTTCTCTTCGAAATATGCTATCCATCCATTAAATTCAGATAAGGTCATTTTTTCTTCTAACTCATAAAGAGTTAAATGAAGAGTTTCAGCTAAATAATATTTTGCAAACAGAGCCTTATCTGTTTTTACTTTTTTGCTTGATCCTCTTCAGGGTCATCGCTCATAATGTCTGCTGCTACCCTTGATAAAATATCCTTATCAACATGATTCATAAGATCATGCTTATCATCTAACCCAAAAATTTTCTCACCTTCTTCGTTGAGACTTTTCATCATTACGCAATGAGCCATCAACTCAACATCACTGTCTTTTGCAAATCTTTGCAGCTTAGACATTTCAGCCAGAGTTAATGGCTTTGCATATATGGTTAGTTCCCATTCAGGCACTTCAATCTTTTTGATTCCCAAAGAATCAAAATGTTTTTTAGCGCTTTCAATTGCACTCATCTTATACAGTGCTTAATGTTAGATCGCCATTTCCTATAACAGAAATAGAGCTTTCTACCATTGAGTCGTTTGATGCATTAACACTGAATCCAGTTACGATTGCATTACCAGTCCAATAGCTAGCGCCACTGGCTGTGCCCTCAACATAGAACTTCAAAGTCACTTCTGCACCAGCAGTAAGAGCACTCTGAGAAGTATCAGTTTCATCAAAATAAACATCGACATTGCCAGACCAAGAATTAACAGAAGAAACGTAAGATTTATTTACGTCTCCTAGTGTTGTTGTTTCTATAGTCTCTGACTGTTCATCAAACGCATAAGATCGAATGCTCGCAATCGCTGCTGAGCCAACGTGCACAGTTCCACTGCTTCCTTTATGAATCGCCATCGTCATTCACCTCGGCTTTCGCCTGTTTTTTAGAAGAAGATTTTATTTCTTGGGCTGCTTCTTCCTTCCAACCCATATTCATATAATGCTCAACCTTTGAAGGGTGAGCTTTAACTGAAACTTTTCCATCTGGACTAATCATTTTCATATTAAGTACCTCTTAACTTGCCACGTCAGGGTTTTGCTCCTGCGTGTAATATTCGACGTTATAATTTAGGGTCATGAACGCAAGTGGTTTTTCCCCCTCTGAATTAAACTCTATGTCTGTGCTTGTAAGATAAGCATCTTTTGATCTGCCACCTAAAGTTCTGTCAGCAGATATGGCTTTTTCTACTTCAACTGCAATAGTATCTATGCTGTCGTCAAAATTGCTTGTAGCCTTTACATAGCACTCTATTGCAACCGTTAGATTGCGTTCTAATAATCTGTTTGAGCCTATAACTACTGGCTCTGAATCTTCGCTCTTTGTGTAAATTAATATACAAGGTAGGTTGGTGTTTTCTAATGGGTACACCCTGCTTTGAAATACATTTGATCCGGTTGTTGTTAATCCGGTCAGTGTTGTTCCTACTTGTTCTCTTAGAAGCTGTCTGATATGTGCCATCTAGACTTCCTCTAACATTAAAGCCGTGAAGCCTGTTCTGTCTGATTGTATATTTACTACGGTGTAATTTTGAGCAGCCTTTAAAACATTACCATCGGTATCTTTTAACGGGTTAACCGCTAAAGTGTTGCCAAATGCAACCGATGGAACGTCTACGCTTCTGCAATAAGCAATGGGCTGAGTTGCTTCAACTCCTATGCCCTCTTCTTGTTCGATGTATTCATCATTAAGGATGATATTGATCGTGGATGATGTGCCATTATTGGTATAAACAGCACTAACCCCATGACCGTATTGAATGTCTAAGTAAGCACTCATATCTTCTTCTGTTTCCATGTGATACTGACTCATTGCTCTTCAAGTACCAGTGAAATCATGCCTGTATTATCAGGCTTGGCATTTACAACTACAAAAGTGGTCTCTGGTTTTAAGACGCTTCCTTTGTTAGTGGTAATTGCATCAACTATAAACTTATCTAGATGCGAAATATAAGGTGCATCGCTAGCTTTCATCATAGCCCTTGGCTGATATCCAGCCGCAGCAACGCTGTTGCCTTGTATGTTGAAATATTCTTGGTCAAGAATGATATTAATACTGGTGCTATTTCCACTGTCTATATCGAACCATGTATCAATATTTGTAGTTCTTGAGTCCCAAAAATTGTTCTGAACCTCAAAAAACGTAGCAGCAACCCCATGACCCGTAGTCGAGTCAAGATAAGAGCTAAAATCTGCTGCGCTTTCTAATGGCATTAGTCTTCTTTAGACCTTTTTTTAATAACTGGTTTGTCAGATTTTTTTAATCCAACGCTTCTGTCTTCTTTTACTGGCTTAGGTTTTTCAACATAGATTTCAGCCTTATTGCATGAAACTAAAGTATTACCTTCTTCAACAGTAACTTCGACAACATCACCTGCGCAAACTCTTTTTCCATTTGACACAGTGTTTTTAATAATTAAATATTTTTTCATTTTTAAGATAGGGGCGTTGCCGCCCCCATTCCATTTCATCATTAGATAAAATTACCCGTCGTTAGCTAAAATAAAGCTCTCAGGATGCCTTGTAGCAATATCAATATTCTGGAGGGCTATTATTCTAATTCCACCAGAAGTGCTTAAAGCATATTGATCAACTGTTAGGTCAAGACCGCCGTACATTCCAATCAATAGATCAGCAAAGTTTCCAAAGTAGAAATCACCTGAAGTCACTTGCTTTGATCTAATGACATCGTAGCCATTAACTTTTCCATCTGGAGAGACAATAAATTGTCCAGAACCAGAGTCTTTAGATGTAACTTTCATAGTTCCATACTCAGCAGGAGTACAAATCATTCTCAAGTTGCCAAATAAAGCGTTATCGCCAGCAATGTCAGACTCAAGACCTACGATCTCAGCCCAAGTTGGGTTTGCAGCAGCAAAGGTAGCAGTGTTAATACCTGAAGTATTTCTGATACCTGTTGGCTGACCTGAGCTTCCTGATCCAAGCAAAGCGCCTGAGTCAATAGCTGTAGCAATACCAGCAGTTAGATCGTTTCTGATCAAGTTTTCGATACTTAGTGAGCTTTGGCTCAAAAGTAATCTAGTTACATCAGTAAATGCACCAATTACTTTAGGAGACATTGTTACACTACCAGTTGTCATTTCTGACTCAGTAGCAGCACCGCCTTCTGTTGCAATCCAAGCCGCAGTACTGGCTGCAGTTTTCTTGGGGATGACAACATTGCCTTGTAAGCCAGTAAGCATAGTTGCGCCAGCTTGCATGACTGAAGAAGAGTTTCTTAGAACGTCTATGAAGTCTCCACCGCGATAATCTTCACTAATTAAAGTGCTGTCATCAGAAGAGTTCATGTCTCTAGTCCAGTTTCTTAGTACATCAGCAGGAAGCATTACGCCTTGTGAAGTTTTACCTTCAACCTGAGCAGCAGTTCTTGAACATTCAAATTCAAAAGCAGCTTCTTCTTGCGCACGTCTATCTGTTGGATTAGCTAAAGCTCTAACTGCTTTAATTAAAGAAAATCTTTCAGTTTCTTTTTTTGTTAAACCAATTTCTGAAGGAGTTTCTAAAGGAGCGTTATTAGAAATATTGTCTAATAAGATTCCTCTGAATTCTTCAACAGAAGAACCTTCACTAATTGCTTTGTCTGCTAAATCACGTTTGTTATGACGGACAGCAAGATCAATGATCTCTTTCGAGTTTCTTTTGAATTCTGCTTTTGCCGCGTCACTAGCCTGTGATCTAACTTCGTCAAGATTTACATCTTGGTTATTTTCGTTTTCCACTTGTTTCACCTCTATGTGAGTTTGTTTATTTTTAGAACGCCCAATACCTACTGAATCGTCAGCAGGAACAGCAACGACGCTGGCTTCTACGGGGCGAAAAGATGCCCTCATGTAATCGCCATGTTCTTTGCTATGGTCTCGTTCCATCTTAGTTATGGAGTATCCGATTGAGATATTATTTCTAATACCATCAAGGACATCCTGAAAAATACTTTCGGCTAGCTCACTTTTTCCAAAGCGAACAATAGCAACAGTCCTGCGTTGCTCTTCGTCAAGTTTAAATTCTTCAA